GGGCTGGGCTGCCAAAACTTGGTGGCCGACCACCGACTATCGGAACAGAGCCCGGAGCTCTTCATAGAAGGCATGCGGCGGTGGCGGCTTTAGACCCCACGGGACCGCCGCCGCTACCCGGTCCAGAAAGGTCACCACCACCGGCGCAGCCCCCGCCCGTAGCTGCTGGTCGCGCTCTCGCAGAAGCTCCACCGGGCAATCGGCCGATAATTTGCCTTCTGCGACATCCCAACAGAAGTCGCGCGCCGGCCACGAGAAGTCCGGATTCCAAGTGAGGTCTGCCAATAGATACCCGACCATTACAAGGTCCATTCGCCAACTCTCCATCGGCTCGGACCACTCGGCACCGAACCCGAGATAATACCACTGCGTATGCCTGTCGGCGCACCCCTGCGGCGTTTTAGAGGAGCCTGGACACACCAGCAGCTCAAAGTCGCTAACCACAAATCTGTGAGCCCGCCGGTCCATCAAGATATTGCTCGGTTTAATATCCATATGAGCAAGTCCATATCGACAGTGTAGATCCTCCAAGAACTCAAGTACCGAGCATGCTATCTGTTTCCAATTGCTACGGCAGATTATATCCGATGGCTTGACCGGCCCATCATACAGCGACATTGCGTACCAGACCTCCTCGTGTGCGGTTCCAAAGAGAAGATCCGAGCGGTGTGGGAACTCTACACAGTTGCGCGGCGGCGCGGCGGCAAGTGTAAGGACATAGCGAATTTCATCAAGTTTGGATAGGTCAGATGTCTTGGTGCGTTTGATGGCCCAGAATCCATCCTGCGTGGCAAAGATCTGATTATCGCGTTTAGCATAGATTGGTGTATCTGCTATGCGATGTGGGCCAACAAACATTCTCCTGCGGATGTCGGATGTTTGCTAGCCGGGGGGGCGGAAACTTTTAGCACCGCCCTATACAGAATGGCCGGCCCCGCTGACAGCAGCTACGCCAACAAAATCAAGCGCCTCCGCTGCCGGACCACGGCGATTTTTCGAAAGAATAACCCGACGGCGCCCGAGCAGGGTCCCCGCGGCGGCGTTACGGATGACTCCACGCGGCAGGCCCGGCGGCTCGGCCAGCAGCGCGAGTGGCGCGCAAACGCCGGCAACACCGTGGTCACAGAGATTGCGCCGTGCTGTGCCGCCCTGCCCTAATACACCAACACCGATGGATGTAGCACGCTCACCTGGCCGCTCGGCAGAATCCGTGTAATCCCGGGAGTAAACATTTCGGCGAGCCACGGATATGCGACGGCGGTCCGCCCGCTGACGATCGCCAGCGCTCCGAGCACGTACATCGCACCCAGCTGCCTGTCCGGCTTTGCCGATGAAGCCGACACAAGCAGCCGACAGCTCTCCAGAAGCACCTTCTGGAGAGCCTTTTGCGTCATAACAAGAACGGTGGTGACCGGCATTGGGAGCGTGCGAGCCGGCGGTGGAACAATCCGCGCACGGTCGGCTCCACTGAGGGTGGCCCGGTGATACCAGATGTCCGCAATCTCAATGTACAGCTGTTGGAGCTGGGCGCGACTGAGCTCCAGAAACCAGGCGGGGTCCGTGTAGTAGCCGAGGTCATCAAAGTGGCGGAACACATCCGTCGCAGCGAGCCCGAGCGCCTGTGCCTCCGTTTTCGGAATGAGCGCCGCCCAGCCCTTGATGCGCGGGCCGTGGAGTGCGACGCGGTGGAGAAAGAGAGCAGGGAGCGGGGCTCGATTGAACGGATTCGTGGGCGGCTCTCCGGATTTTGCTGCGTGCTCCAGCAGCGACGTGGCCGATTTGATGTCCATGATGTAGCCTTTCCGGTCAGCATCCACGAAGCTCACAACGTCTCGTAGAGGTATCTCTACTACCGGGTCGGAGCTGAAGAAGTCGTAGGGATTGTTGGATTCGGCACGGGCCCACAACAGCGGCCCGGCACGGCGGGCAAGCCAGCGGCGCCAGACACGGAAGATGCGATGGGCTGCTGAGGCGACGATGGTCGGGTGTTTTACGATAATGGATTTCTTCGTAATTTCCGCAATTGGTACGTGTGCGATAATGTCTGGTGTCACTGTCACTGTCACTGTCGCTGCCACTGCCGCTGCCCATCGCACCTGTGTGTACTTGTGATGACCGCACCACTCTCCAAACCTCGCCCGGGCCCCACACCGCTCTTCCGGATATTTCGCACCCCGGATGCTAGAACACTGTGGGGAAGATGCCATTCCTATCTTTGGTCTAGTCATAAAAGTCGCCCGGCGACCTAGGCGCCCCCGGCAACTTTGCGCCCTGCCGACCCCAAACTTGACAGCTCCGGCGCCCCGACCTACCCGGATAAGCATTCCCGCGTTCCATGTCCTCCAACGCTTCCTCTGACTCTACCAAAATGAGCTCCGCCGCCAAGACCACCAAGGCCTCCAAGACCACCGCCCCCGCCTCCGCCCCTGCCGTCGTAGCCGCCCCCGCCCCTGCGCCCGCTGCCGCCGCGCCCAAGACCCCTCGTGCTTCTAAGAAGGCTGCTGCGGCCGAGACCGCGGCAGCCGCTCCTGTGGCTGCGCCCGCGCCTGTGGCTGTCCCCGAGCCGGTGGCCACCCCTGTGCCCACTGATGCCGCCGCCGAGGACGATGTGGTGGCCCAGCTGAACACCACGATTGCCGCGCTGGAGGAGCAGATTGCCTCTCTGCAGGCCGGCCTGCGCACCGCTGTCGCCTCTGTCAAGTCCGTCCAGAAGCTGGCGGCCCGCGTCGTGAAGAAGGCCGGCAAGCGCAAGACGCGCAAGCCCCGCGATGCGAGCAAGCCCTCGGAGTTTGAGAAGCCCAAGCAGGTGACGGACGAGCTGTGCACCTTTCTGGGTGTAGCGAAGGGCACTCTGATTACCCGCGCTGATGTGACCCGCGGCGTCACCAAGTACGCCAAGGACCGCGGCCTGATGAACAAGCAGCAGATTAAGCCCGATGCGGCGCTGCGCAAGCTGCTGGGCGTGTCTGAGACAGATGACCTGTCTATCCTGACGCTCCAGAAGTTCCTGAAGCACCACTATATCAAGGCGCCCCCCGCAGCGGTGTAATTTGGAGACAATCCCGACTACATTATTCTTTTAGCGAGGATGGCTGAGTTGGTTAAAGCGCATTCCTTAAGAGAATGTGGAGAAATCCGCGTGGGTTCAAATCCCACTCCTCGCACAGAGAACTCTTAGCTCAGTTGGTTAGAGCGGTCCGCTTTTAACGGATAGGTCGGTGGTTCAAGCCCACCAGAGTTCACGTTGGTCTCTTAGCTCAGTGGTAGATGCGACGAGCTGTTAACTCGTAGGTCGCTGGTTCAATCCCAGCAGAGACCGATCCCCTCTCTTTTTTGATTGGCATCCAGCCAAAAAAGAGAAACACCGAACCGAACCGAACCGCTACCCGCCCAACAGCGCCACCCATTCCGCCGGCCATCCCTCTCGCTCCGCAAGAACTGCGATTCCCGCCGGCTCCCGCGCCGGTGCCCCCGCCTCCCACTTGGCCCGCTGCGACTCCACCAGCAGCTCCTCCCACTTCGCACCGTCGCCCCGCAGCATCGCCGCCCCCGCGTCAAACTCCGCTCCGCTCACGTCCCATACCCCTCGCCGTGCCGTCTCCACTGCCACCATCGGCGCATAGTGCCGCCCTCCGAGCCCCGCAGAATAGTCCGCACCCATCAGCATACAGGCATCCACAAACTGTCGGTAGGTGAGCCGCAACGCACCCAGCACTCCTGCCAGCTCCACACCCGACAGCACCGTCGCATCGTCGGTCCCGGGAACCACCAGCAGCGGAACACCCCGCGCCAGCATATCCATATCTGTGCTCACCACAGCAGACACTGCCCCACTCCGCGCCAGCCAGCCGAGCAGGTCATCCGCCTCTCCCGCCGCCGCCACGAACAACACGCCCGCCGCGTACAGCAGCTGCTTGAGCTCGTCGCGGTCGCTGCGTCCAACGGTGGGAGCACGTGCCTGGAGCTCCGCAATGCGCGTTTCGCGTCGGTCGCGTTCAGCTGTCGTGGTCGGCGCGGGGGCAGCTGTAATCGTAGCAATCTGCTCCGCCACTGCCTCACGCACCTCGCGCCGCCGCGTCAGCACCTCCGCCTTCGCCGCGGGCGGACGTCCGTCAAACACCATGACCGGCTCCACACCGGCCCGACGCAGTCGCACAATCAGCCCGGCCACCACCGATAGAATAGAGAGCCGTGCCTTCCGTGCGCGAAACATCAGACACAAGATATCTACGGCCCATCGTGTGCCCCTGTGTTCATCCCAGCGAATTTCCCGAAACTGCCGTTTTTCGTGTAACAGCCTATCCAATCCTCGCACACCCATCGCAGCGCTCTGTGCCCTCTGAGGGATGGTTTAATGAGGGGGGCACTGCCTAAGCCGTGTCATTTTTGTAGCAGCTGCGCTCTTCCGTCGCACGTCATCCCTAGTCGGACGATGCCAGTCACCGCCTCACCGGCAGCCTGCCTCTCTAACACCGGCAGCGCCGCCTCCCACCAGCTCCACCAGTGCGCGACCGACGCAGCGGGCGCTAACAGCACCGTCTCTGTATGCGCCATAAGCACCCACTTCATCACGTAATAGGCAAACACGTTGGTATCTTCCGCAACACGGGAGCCGCGCGTGCGCGACCAGACTAGCGCGGCCTGCTCTGTAGCGCAGGCACGCTGCGCGGCCCAGCGGGCTTCTGGTTGGGCAGCCGCCGCGGCCCACAGCCACTCTGCGGCCAGCTCAGTCCAGGCCTCGCCAAAATGCGGCCACAGGGCGCGACCGAGCGCTGCCTCAAACCGCCTGCGAACCGGCACCAGCAGCGGAGCGGGAATATCTAGGCCGAGTGCGTGGACGCATTCATGTAGCAGCACCTTGTGCGCCTCTTCGCGACGATAGACATGGACTTCAGGAACTCCTGGAACGGCCCAGCCGCCGTTTATCTCGTCCCGCCCCGGCAGCTCTCCGACCCCCAGCAGTCGCGGCCACGGCTGGTCCCACCAGTACCAGGTGATGGGCGGGCCGCGGCGCATCCAGGCCAGCAGACGCAGCCCGAGGCGCAGATCGGCGGTGAGTGCTTCTGCCGGTCGGTCCGACACGCAGTGGACGGTGTGTCCCGTGTGTCCGTCGCGAACGGCGCGCCAGGTGGCGCTGCCACCTAAAGCCGCCAGCCAGGCGGCCGTGCGACCTCCATCGAACGCATCCGGGCCGCTACAGCGTGCCAGAAGCTGCGCATGGGATGCCGGTATCTCCTCCAGTAGCGGTTGGGGAGTGGCCCGGTAGCTCATGTGATAGAGCCGCAACATCAGCGGCGCTGTCTCCTTACTGTGCGGCGGGATTTACGGTTGCGACGGCGACGGTGCCCACCACCACCCATCGGATCCTCTCCTAGAGGACGCGGCTCAGTCGGAACATAGGCAGCAGGATTGAATCCACGCAGCATCTCAATTAGCTCGGGGACTGTATTCGCGATTATCCGCCCAGTATTATCAACTAGCGCCGGTCGCACCAACCCGTGCTGAAGAGCACCAGCGGGGTCATAGTAGCTATAGGCGTAGTATCCAGCCACGCTGCTATTTCGCAGAATCGGTTTATCAACTTCAGCTATCTTTGCCGCCGCTCCATCGCGACCGACCTCCGGAAAGTAATACAGTCCACGAGTCGCCTGAATACTATCGGAGGGAGGAGCAGGTGCCGCCATTTATATTCATTGGAGTTTATTTTTCTATTATCGCATGACCGCCCCCTGTAATGGCGCTCCAGCTGATTGGTCGCGTCGCTCCCGCACAAACGCCACTCTATTACAGCGCCCCGGCGCGCATCGCAGCCATCTCCACCGACGCCGAGTTCGCCGCACTCAAGCAGGAGCTGGATCGGGTCCGCACCGGCGGCCCCTGGCTCTGGGTAGTCAACTGCGCCGGGCTGCGCCTAGAGCACACAATGAACGCACGCTACGTCCAGCGCCTCGCTGACACTCTGCGCGCAGAGCACACCGGACTGCTGCTCGGCACCTGGATGCTCCAGATGAACGGTTGGGTTCGCGCAACGCTCGCGATGTTCGGAGCTGAGGCCACCGCGCTAAGCGACGACAGGCTAGAGCTGTTCCTTCAACTCCAGCGCGCCGGCTGTTCGCACGCCACCGTGGATTTCCTGTTGGCCGCCGCCGGGTGCTCTACCGGATAATCTGACGCACCGCATCAATCTCGCGGCACTCCGCCCCATCCCGACTCCAGATACGCACGGGCCGCAGTCGCTGTGCGCCATCCAGTGCGGCCCACTCCTCAATCTCGTCTCTGTCGCGCGCTGCCGCCACGGCACCGACGAGACTCCGGTACATCAGGTAGTCAACGCCGCCGCGCACCACCACAAACACACGGAGATCCACCAGGCAACCACCACCGCCGCTCATCCTGTAAGCGCAGCCGAATCCGGTTCAAGCGCCCCATAGACCGCCGTCAAGATCATCTCGAGCATCAGCGGCGTCCGATAGCTTGGATACCAGCGCGCCCGGGCCAGCACCTCCAGACAGCGCCGGGCCTGCCCGTCGCTCAGCGCTCCCATCGCCGCCATCCGCACCACCGACCAGGTGAGCGCCGACACCAGCTCCGCGCCCACAATCATAAGACCCAATAGGTCATATACACGTCCCCGTATCCAGCCCGCGACGGCCAGACACGGCGGCCCCGCAGCCCGCGCGACAACCATCTGCCGGAGCGTCTCGGCCACATAGCTCTGAATTGTCGGGACCGCTGTTCCCGCCCCCGCAAGCCAAAGGCTGGCGTCAGAACCTCTCGGCACTGCCGAGGGGGCAGCAACAGCCGCCCGGTCCAGGCGCTGCGCTCCTCCTTCCACCCGTCGCCACACGAAACCGTCGGCCACCGTCGCCACTACCGACGTCAGTGTTCGCGCCGTACACCAGATAACCGCCGATGCGCTCGGACTCCAGACCAGCTCCTCCAACACAGCCCGCAGTCGCGCCGCAGCCGCCGGAGAGAGCCCATGAATGCGCCGCAGAATCATCACTTTCCGCCCACCTTCGCGCAGCACATCCCGCGTCTCCAGCAGCTGTGTCAGCATCTCGGCCAGAATCTGTTTGTCCATCATTGACAGATCCAGCACATCAATCTCCATGTGCGTCGGAAACTCCCAGTAGCGCGCCGTGTAATCGCCCACCTCCAGTGTCTGGAGACGCGGCTCACGACCCGGCGGCACACCCAGCGCCGCCCGCGCGGCGGTCAGCTTCCCGCAGCCGGCGGGGCCAATCCAGAGAATGGGGAAAACAGGCTCCATTGTCTGGACTGTGGTTCGCAGCGCCCTAGGCGGCTACCTTGCCCGCAATCAGATTCCGTGTGTTCTGTACGGAGGTGACGTTCATCGCCGTCGCACCGATTACCGCCGGCAGCACCACCAGGAACATCATGTGCGTGTTGAGCCACGTCAGCTTCTCAGGCGCCGCCGCATAGTAGGTCATCACCACCACCCAGGCCAGCAGCGAGATGCCGTACGCCACGCCCAGAATGATGCTGACACCGGACACCGCTGGAACTGAATCCAGCGGAATCAGCAGCGCGAAGCTGGTGATTGCGATGATGGCGCCGGCCGCAATCACCACCATATTGATTAGCGTCGCGTAGTCCATTATCCTGAGATTACTGTCGGTATTTCTTACGGCTGCCGCTGCCGCTGCCACCACCTCCTGCTTGTGGCCCTTCCATCGGGCTCAGTGTAATCGGCGCGGTCATTATTCCACCGAGGAACAGCACGAGCACAAACAGCCCCCACAGCGGAACAGTCCATGACCAGAGTCCAGCAAGATCAAGTCCTACATCCATCACGCTACGTACCTTACTTTGTTCGCGCAAAATAAGGAGGGCGCCATGAGCACCGCAGACTTCAATCTCTATCAGTGTAACCCGGGAACGCTCGGCAGCACGCGCACCACCTGTCTCCCCCAGCCGATGTTGGAGCGTCTGCGCGATGAGTGGAACCGACGCTATCCCGCCGCACGGATTCCCGCGACTATTAAGCGCAAGGAGACATTGTGGGCCGCCCTGCGCGACCGGATGCGCCGGCAGTACGAATGTGCCTCCGAATACTGCGCCGTTCAGAAGCTCGCCGCCCCCGAAGAGCGCGACGCCGCCGCGGGGTTCTTTAGGCCTCCCAAACCCGCCGAGTGGCTCTCCCGGCCGCGCGAATGGCACGACACGGAGACTATTGCCCGCGTGATGGAGCAGTACGAGACCGCCTATCCGCATTTCGAATTCATTGGGCCCGTGCCGATCGATTTTGACGAGCGCCCCGAGGGCTCCTTTGGACGCTGCGTGGTGGATGAGCTCTGCAGCCTGGACCTGCGTGCGATGGAGGCACGAGGCGACTGGGCGATTGGCATCGTCTTCAATCTGGACCCGCATGACCGACCCGGCAGTCACTGGGTCTGCGCCTTCCTGGATCTCCGTGCGGGAGCCGCATACTATTACGACAGCTACGGCTATCCGCCTCCAGCCGAAGTGCGCCGCCTGCTCCGCCGCTGCCGCGAACAGGGCTGCCGCCGGATCTTCTGGAACGATATCCGCCACCAGCGCAAGGATACAGAGTGCGGAACCTACTGTATGTACGTTATCATAGGACTCCTGAAAGGCCGGAGCTTCGCGGATATCTGCCGGCGTCGCGTAGATGATGACACAATGAATGCCATTCGCGACCTGCTATATGCTACGGAGCGACCGAGCTCGGCGGCTCTGACGGCAGCGCGGCGGCGCCTGCTGCGCTTATAGAGGTCACACGAAGATATCGCAGGCCAGATTAATGGATGGCGCATACCAGCGCATGTTAGAATCGCTCCGCGATACGTTCGGGAAGCGGTTGCCCATGGGTCTGAGTCCGGCTGCGGATTCTCGTCTCCAGCGCACTCTGAATCACTATGTGCGCGAGGTGATTCGTGTCCAGGGCGGCCTGAACGAGCAGGATGTTCTCCGGGAGACATTTGACAGTATGGCCGGCTGGTTCCGCCGGAACACGGGGGCGATCCGTGGGTCGCCTTTGGTGGTACCCGTCGCTACCCCTCCTCCTCCTACTATCGCAACCGCAACCGCCGTCTCTCCCGAGCCCGCCCTGTCGTTCGCCGTTCCACTTGAAGAGCAGGACCCGATTGCCCTCTTTGAGCGCATCAAGGCGAATCGCGCAGCCGCTGCCGGTGCGCCTATTCCAACTGTCTCTACACCAATTCCACAGCTGCCCGCCGAGCTGATGCCGCTGGAGACGCGGCCTGCTGCTGTAGGAGCAGGTGGTGCCCTCCAACCTAAAGACTTTCTACAGCGCCAAGAGGATGTCATCAAATACCGCGAAACCGAATACAATCTGATTCTCAATTCCAAGGACCGCGACTGGCTCGCTGCCACCACCGAGAATCGCTACAGCTTTACGGTTCAGCTAGACAGCGTCGCACGCCCCCAGGGGTCCGGCGCCCAGGCCACCATAACGAACCGCTTCCGCAATATAGTACGCCTGGAGTTCATCAAGGCGGTGCTTCCGGTGGAGGGGCTGGAGGTGGCGATTCCCCGGGATTGTGCGACCGCTACCCCCACCCCCGAACAGGCACCGATCACCGTGCTAAGTCTTCCGTTCGTCCAGGTGATGCTTGATGAACATCAGGCCAATAACTTCGGCACAAATCCGACTACCGATAAGTCGTTCGCGATCTGCCAGTATGACGCAACGTGGCGCAGCGAACATGCCGCCGGCGGAGCCGACTACACAAACAGCCGCGGCTATACGCTCTTCTTCCCGAAATTCATGAAGGCCCAGCGAGTCTATGCGCCGGCACCACTGGCCTCCCTCAACAAACTGAGCTTCCAGCTGCTGAATCCCGAGGATGCTCCTCTCTCTGCCGCCCCCGACGCGCTGCGCGTGAAGCGCGTGCTATGGGGAAGCGACCCCGATGCCTCTGGATCCTGTTATGATGCGTCGGGCGGCACGGCGGCAGCCGCTGAGTATCTCTTCATTGAGACCACCACCTGGTTTCCTCTCTGGTCATTCGGGCGCAACGACCGTGTAGCATTCAAAGGGCTCATTTTCACTTCGGCGACCGCCGATATTCAGAAGGCCGGTGTGGCGCTCAATCAATGGCTGGAGCGCGACGAAGGGCACATTGTCGTGGGAACCGGTTTCTACGATGCCAGCAGTGGCGTTTTTGTGGATGGCTGGAACGACTGCGGCTACGCCAACACGGTGATTGTGCGGAATCGCTACGAAGACCCGACCACCGGTAGCTGTGCGCGCTATCTCTGGACTACCGACGAGGGAACACTGGCGACCGAGATGGCGGCATACGACACCACCGGCTACCAGCGCGGCGGCATCCTGAATCTCAGCCGGCAGGTTCAGCTGTTCCTACGCGTCATCGTCCGCGACGTGGACCCCGGCAGCAGCACGCGCCCTGATAATGTGTAGGCATTGCCTATCCGAAATTAGCAGGAGCCGTTAGGGAACTAGACCATGCGGCTCTTGTTATTGGTTGGCGCAGTAGTCCTCGGACTGCTGGTGCTTGCGTGGGTCGCGGCGCCACGCAGCGTCTATGAAGGATTTCTCACGGTAGACCCCCCGACTCAGCTGGCCCAGCGTCAGCAGCTCCAGTTTGAGGGAGAGCGCCGCTATAACAATCTGGCGCGGATTCAGGACCCGCTGACTCCGACTCCTCCCGACGCCGGCACGGTCGCAGCCGCCATCGGTACGACGCTGCCTGCGGCATCCGCCGCCCGCCCATCTCTCCTTGGTCTCATCGGCTCAAGCCTTGGTCTCGGTGCGGCCGACGACGGCAGCGGCAAGGCGGCCGGTGCTCCAACCGTTGAGCAGACCGGCATCATCGCCCAGAAGATTGCCTACTGCGAGTCGCTTCCTCTGGACTGTACCGCCCTAGATGACCCCCGCGCCGCCGAATGCGGAATGTGCCATCGCGATGGCCTGGATTCCCGTGGCCGTGCCCATCGCGGCGGAATGTTTATCTCGTCTGATGACCAGATTCGCGCCAATGAGCTCAGCAACAGCAATGGCGGGCCCGCCTCCTATCGTCCTTCTGTCGGCAGTTGCGATCCCAAGAACTTCACCGTAATGCGTGAGAACTGCCAGGCCCGTGAGCTCCAGCTCCAGTGCCAGCGTGCCGGTGCCGCAACGTCGTCCAATCAGTGCGGACAGTGCTACGGTGCGGCCCCCGCCGGTGCGACAGGACTCTTATATGTTGGTCCGAAGCCCCGCGCCTACACTGCCGTGCTCTATGTGAGCCATCCGGGTGCCTATGCGGGCCCAAGCGGGGCCGGCCTTGTGGTGACTCTGGCAAATGGTGGAACCGTACAGCTATCGCCGTCCCCGCGCACCGTGCTAGACCCTCAGAGCCTGTCATTCTCTGTAACAGAGGGAGACACCATCAAAATTCAGATCTACGGCTGCCCCGCGGTCTGGTGCGGCTGGCTCTCCAGCCCCGACGGCAATCGCACGGTATCGCTGGACGTCGGGGAGCAGTCCATCGCGCCGACCAACGGTCTCGTCATCGCCGGCGACAAACGGTCGGGACAGGTGGCGGCTGCCATAACAGCCAGCCCCGACGCAGCGACCTGGTCCACATTTCAAGGGCAGGTGCCGAACACCGTGCTCTGGTACGGTCGCCGCTCCGAGATACTCCTGCCGATTATCACACAGGCCTGGTATGGTATCACCCCGCCTAGTGTCGCTACTCCAATTGGCGTAGATGTCACCTCCGTGGCCCGTACCGTTGTGGGGAACGCAAGTAGTCTTGCGGTGGGGCCGGCCCTCCTAAGTGCCGCTGCCGCTGCGGACCCCGCTCCTGGCCAGTCTAAGATGCTCTGGCTGCGCTATGACGATGGAACCTCTGCGAGCTATGCCGACGGAACCAACATCGCGCTCACTGGCGCCGCCACCGCGACCACCGCCACGCTCACCATCCAGGTCCCCGCGACCCTCGTGGATCCGATCTTTGCAGATGACAAGGCAGACTGCCCCACCGGTCCGCTTGTTTTCACAGAGGTGGGTGCCGGTCTGATGGGCGCGCACTCCTGCTTCAAGGCCGATGGCTCTTTCAATCCGACCCCCTACTGCCTTCAGGAGCTGTTTGGCGCTGCGGGCGGCACTCCACAGGGAACAGACTATCCGAGCACACAGGCGAAAGCCACGGCACTCGTGGCCCCCTCGGGCACACTGGATGACACTGTAGCGGCATTGAATAATCGTGCGAACATTGCGCTCTATGGTGTGGATATGAACGGGGCGCCCGTGGATTTCGCCACCTTCAAGGATGCGGCGATGCGGATGTTTGGCACGTCACCCAAGAATCCATGCGATGGCCCGAATGCGCAGACTGGACCGCATTCTCCCGAATGTCTGGACTATCTGTGGCGTACCAGCGGCGACGCGGGCGCAGATGCGAATGCCATTGTGGATCCCACTACACTACCCTACCAGTACTGCGGGGCGGCCGGCCTGTCGGCGCCGCTTAATCCCGACGGCACGCCCAATCAGGCCAACGTGGCCGCTGCCAACGCGAATGGCTCTCTGCCTGGCATCCGCGGCTTCTATCAGAGCATCTTCCAGGCCGCGCGCAACTCCAGCGATTTTGATGCGCAGGCGGCGGCGATGCGTGCCTGCTACAATATCAACCTACAGCCGCCCGTGGCTCCCACCGGCTCCTGTCCGCCACCAAATCCCACCGACTGGAACTGTATGGGTCCCAGCGCGACGGCGCAGCCTGAGGTGTTTGCGGTCTGCGGCACAGTTAATAATTATAGTTTTGGACCAAATGATACAGAGGGCGTCTGCGCGACATACGGTGCGCGAGTGGCAACTCCCGCTGAAATTACTGCTGCACAGGCTGCTGGTGCCGACTGGTGCTCTTGTGGTTGGGCGTCAGATGGAAATGCCTACTATCCAATAACTGTACCCAGGCAATATGGTTGTGGTGCTGTTGGTGTCAACAACTGTGGCACCATGGGCTGGGCGGGGGGCAAGGCCTGTGTCAGCTGTTACGGTGTCAAGCCCTCTGCGCCGGCACAGGGTATACCTCCATTTACGACAGCCGGTGTCTGGAATCAGCCACAGCTGGTGGTACCTGGAACCGCCGTGAGTCATACGAACGCTGGTGCGCCGGGTGCCTTCCTGCGCCACAGCAACTTCCAGTTCTGGGTAATGCCGAACGACGGCTCAGGGCTTTTTAGCCAGGACGGTACTCTACAGGTGGTGAGCGCCAACAATGGCAAGACCGGCTACGTGAGCTTCCAGTCAGTGAATTTTCCTACAATGTTCCTGCGGCACAGCAACTTTCGTGCTCTACTTAATGCGCCAGCATCCGATGGCAGTCCATTTAATGATGATTCAAGTTTCCGTGTGGTAGCAGCCCTCAATGGCGATGCAACAGCGGTCAGCTATCAAAGCTCTAACTTCCCTTCCTATTATCTCTCTGTATCGGCCACCGGTGCGACCGACGTGGTGCTTGCGCAGATAAATCTTAATGATTCTACACAGGTTGCTCTGGCTTCGTGGAAACCACAGTCGCCTCTGGCCGCGGGAGCTGGACAGCTGCTGAGTGCGACGGCTGTTCCGGCTGTTAAGGAGGTGGCTGGACAGATTCTCTGCGCGGCGGACCCCGCGAACCCGTCGGCATGCCTCTATGCCAGCTCTATGGGCGCCTGCCAGACCTGGGCGGCGGACCCTGCGAACACCGCTGCCCCTACCGTAGCGGCACCGAGCGGACTGGCGAGCTTCGCGGATCGCTACATTCGGGCACGTGTCTAGTAGGAACGGGCGGACCATTCCCTTAACAATTCTAGCAGGAGCTGTTAGGGAAATGAGTGATAGCACTGGGTTCGCGGCATCCCAGCGCTCTTACTACAAACACGAGATCAATCGGGCGCTGCCGACACAGCGCCCCACGGGAGCCCTCGGCAATGCGACGATTCAGCAGGCACTCGGTCTAGTGGATCCAGCGACTCCTTCGGGGACCGTGGTGCCGACGGATGCCACCTCCTATTTTAGCCAGTTCGGTGAGAGCAGCGGTGCTGTGGCGCGCGATGCCGAGTGTCGTGGCATCCCTTATCCTGGTCCGGCTATGCGTGACCCGGCGGCCCGCACCGGCTGTGGCTGGTGGTTTGTAGCCGATCCCACTATCCCCTCAACAGGCGCCTACGGCTCGCGGCGCGGCGCGATGAGCCCCACTCTGGATACGCAGATTGGCCCCGGTCGCTGGATATGGGATCCGCGCGAAGCGCAGCAGGCCGAGGGACAGAAGCGGGCCGCGCGCGTAGCCGCCTGCCCCGATATTGCCTATGCGAACTTTCCGAATGTCGGTTGGTGCCCCGGTACCGGTATGGCAATCGTGACAGATGGTGCGGGGAATCCCGCTTATCCACAGGCACCCGGTGGAGACTGTCCTGCAGGAGGAATCGTGATGAATCCAGCGGCCTGTCCGCCACCTCCACCGCCAGCGCCCGGTGTTCCGGCGGGCGCGCCGCCGGGCATAACGGGTCTCTGTACTCCGCAGGCCAACGGCGCGCTCAGCCCCGCCTGTCTTCAGGCGATCGCGTCGTGGCAGTGTAGCGCCTCGGGCACTTTGGCCACGAGTCTTGGCGGTGCTGGCTACGCGGGCTCCAACCCTGCCTTTGCCTCCATCAATGGTGTTCTGGCGCAGCGCGGCTTCCAGATTAATCCGGGTATTATCAACAATGGACAGCTCTCCATTGCCGATGCCTTCAGCTCTGTCTCGGCCCTTCAGCGGCAGGCGGCGACCGGCGACGGCTCCCGTGCGACGAGCGCGGCGGCGAATCTCTGCTACGGCAGCCCGTTTGACCCGTGTGCCCTCGCGGACGGTGACAGTGGTCCCTACGATCCCGACTGTGTGACTCGCGCTGCGCAGACAGCAGGTTGGGCAGCCGGTGGAGCATTAATGCCCGCAGTTGGCGGAATGGGATTCTGGAACGGTCAGCCGACGTGGGGTGCCGTCAAGTCCGCCATCACAACTCAGAAGCAGCAGGCCGACAATCCTCCACCGGCGGGTGCCCCAGCAAACATCCAGATAGCCGCTATCAAAAACGTCTATGGTCTCTCTGCACGCTTCCCGCGCACCGGCTGTAACAATCAGGGAGTTGCGCTTCTGCGCTATTTCTGTCCGGCGAATGCCCCTCAGTCGCTTTTCCCGATTGCCGGCCCGCAGACCCATTTCCTCGGTCGCTATCTTGCCAAGAACGGATTCCCGAACCAGACACCGACCTCCTCTGATATGACACCGGCGGGTGGATTCCTGACAGAGTGCCAGCGCTACACGACGGTGTTCGCCCCGACCACCGGCGGCAACTATCAGTTCCTGTCCACTTCTCCGGATCCGGTGCGCATCTCGCTGAACGGCCAGTTGCTAATGGACTGGCAGGGGTCCGGCAACGCGGTGTCGCCGATAACCGAGATGATTGCGGACCAGCTCTACACGCTCACGGTGGACATAATGAACAGTGGAGGGGCGTGGGGGCTTCAGCTGGCGGCATCCGTGAATGGCGGGGCATGGGCGCCGCTGCCGTCGGCGCAACTCTTCCTGCCTGCTGACCGACGACTGCCGGTACTGGAGCTGGCGTTTAACAAGATGACCAGCGGAAGCAGTGCCATAACAGACACAAACGGGATACTTCCGAATCTGTGGGCGCGGCGCGCCACGGCCGGTACGCTGGGTGGTCGGCAATGTCTACTGATTGGTGGCAGTGGCTCAGGTGTCTTCAATACAGCCACCTATTCGCAGGGTATTCGCAGTCGGGCGCTCCGTTCAATGACGATGATGTTGAATATTCAGAGCATTACGCTGGGTCGCGATGGTCGCGGAGGCTCCTACACACCGAGCTTTGTGGCGTTCTATAATCTGCCGAGTACAAACATCGCTGGCTATCCGCGCTCGGGCGCCCCCCCGGATTCGTGGGACTTCCCGAATCGCACGGCAGATTTTGAGATAACCGGCTACAACGGCTCCATCTACGCGTACGGCAAGGGCCCCTCTGTGGATCCGACCACAGGTGCGCCTGGCCCCGATACACAGACCACCTTCACGGCGAATCTGACAACTGGGCCAATCAGCTACCCACCGGGCCAGTGGTTCCATTTTGCGTTCGTATGGGACGACGACTTCAGTGGCTACGCGGTTTATATCAACGGAAAGCTCGTAGCGAATCTGCCTGCGGCCGTGGTGGACCCGCTGACAATCTATGAACAGATTCGCATTGGCAGCGACGCGACAGATGATGGCGCGGCCTGGACAGGTGGCATCGCCTGGTTCCGCGGCTACGATTACCGACTCAGCCCGGACCTGATAGCGCGGGATATGTCGGATGATTGGGCGGATCTGTACTAGACGCCGCCTGCGCCAGCAGCCGCCCGCACTGTGCTCGCCGCCGCCAGATCCTTCTGCCAGTCGGGGTGGAACATAAAGGCCGGCCGTGCCCCCGCCGCGAACTTGAAACACTTGATGGTCTCTCCGTGCTCAAACGCGTGGAGTTCACAATCTACGGCAGCAGATTGTGTAATCTCCGCGAGCCCGTCGGCCAGCTTCTGCTTCTTGGTAGCGATATCAAAGATAATCTCGTCGGTTGTCCGATTCATATCGGGCAGATACTTCTGACCCTTTGTGACATCAAACACTGACAGGTAGCTGTAGACCTCAACGGTGCGGTCATCCCATGGCAGATTCATATGGGAGCAGAGGCGAATCGCACGCCCAATCACCTGCTGGATACGCACGTTGTTCCAGTACGGCTCCATTACGTGGACCTGTCGGGTGTTGAAAAGCGAAATACCCTCCGCGCCCGACTGCGTAATCATAAAGATACGCGCCACGCGACCGTCGCGGTTATCGGGGGCACCGTCCAGCAGCTCCGCGCACTGCGCCGAGAGACGCGGAGGCAGGCCAGTCACATCCGCGTTGTAGAGCTGGAGCAGCAGACGGCGCTTTTCCAAGTCCTGGTCGCCGGTGTATAGAATGTAGCGCGGCCGCCCCCGAGCCTCGGGAGTCATCAGGCCAGCGGGAATCTCCCACTCTGTTGCTCCTGCTGGACGTACGATATCCAGAGGCATATAGCGTTCCGGTGCCGCCCGCAGCGCCGCTGCGAAGATGCCGAGACCCTCCATCGTCTTGAACTGACTGTAGACCAGCACGGGCCCGGGACTCGCACGGATGTTTGTCAGCATTGCGGCGTATTTCGGCGAATAGGTGGCGAGGCCGCGGTTCAGATACTCGTCGCCCTTGGCCTCCAGCTCAGATAGCAGAGTTCCGACAATGCCAGCGACGGCGGTCTCTTCAGCGGTGGGGGCGGGTGCGGGCGGCTCGGGCTCATCGGCGAGCGCCGCTTCGGTCGGCTCGGCATCTCCTTCTGCGACGGTCGCCGCCGCAGCAGTAATAGCAACGGACTTCCCAGCTCCTGCAGCTGCTGGCGCCGCCGCCTCCGTGTCTACTGCCAGATCCGCCGCGATTGTGCGGTCCTGCTCAATTCCGAGCGCCGCCACCTTCTCCCGTGCCGACATCTTCGGCCGCTCCACCTCCTCCGGAAACACCCAGTTACAGGCGGCGCGCGACAGCGCCTTGAAGCCGGTCTGGAGGCTCTGCGTAGCCTGTGCGTACAGGTCCATCTCGGCCGCTGTCGCCCCTCGTCGCTTCGTGCCGGCGGCCCCCGCCGCAGCCGCATCCCCCTTCTTTTCGTCTTTCTTCGCACCGGTCTCCTGGGCCAGCTCCGTGTCGCGCAGAGCCACGTACTGTCCGAACATGTAATCGTTCATCGGGACTCGCACCACCTCGTCGCGCGTCACTCTCGGCATCATCTCCTCCGACCCGCCCCGGTAATAAGAGACGAGGCCCGTACAGCGAGCCTTGAGCACATTCGCATGGAGAATCCCGAGTGTGGCACGGTCCACGAAGCTGCCGACGAACTCCTTGGCGTTCTCGGGGAGCAGCGGCAGCGTGCGCAGACGGAATGCGACGGTTTTGGGAATGGCACCTGGACCGGCTGCCCGTGCTGCGACGACAGCCGCCTCGGGTTCGGCCGCCGAATCCGCAGGAAGAATCCCCGCGGTCGCCAGCTCCTTGACGAGGCCGACCGCCCACTGGTCCATCTGGCGCTCGGCAGCGCGCTCTATCGGCACCACATCCCGCGCCCGCATTCGGACAAATCCGCTGGGGCCGCCGCCCGCACCCACCACCTTGGAGAATCCGTAGGGGACCGGTGTCACGTTCAGCACGGGCTTCTTGTCGGCCCCCTCCTCCACTGCCCAGAAGTCTATCGCGGGATGCGCCCGTGCCCACTCCTCCAAACGCCGCAACCTCCCCGGGTCGCGTGCCATGGCCCGCAGGCTAATCTCTGCCACCCGCTGGTCGCCACCCACGATGTTCATCAGAATTGCCAGCTCCTGCGAGTAATTGATCATCGGCGTTGCAGAGAGCGCGATGATTTTCGCGCCCACCGCGTTAATCAGCAGCCGATACAGCACGTAGCCACGCGGATACCGCAGCCCTGGTCGCTCCCGGCCCATCGGAGCGCTCCATGTGGGCTCACGCGGCTCGGCACCGCCTTCGCGGATAATCTCGGGAATCGGCTTGCTCCCCAGCAGTGTTCCGTTGATGGTGCGCACCAGATTGTGAATCTCATCCACGATAACTACGGCGTTATCAAACATGCTTGAGCCGCGCCGCACACCGTCCATCGCCAGCTGCGAGAGAAGCTTCGGGCTGACACCGTTGTAATGGATGAACCGGAAGCGGTGGTTCAGATGCGCCCTCTGCTGGGAGCGGATGCTTTCGCGGTCGGTGGTGCTGAGTGTCTCCCAATTGCTCGGCCGGTCGGGGTTCGGTACCCAGCCACCGCCCTGTTTCCGGATGAGGTCGGCGGGCAGCCCCAGCACCTCTGTCAGCCATACCGCCTCACGTGTCGGCTTGGAGAAATCAGGCACGCGCAAGAAGGCCCAGTTGTTGGCGGTGCGCAGCGGAAAGAATCCGCACTTGCCAAGCTCGCGTCGGTAGTTGTTGGAGAGTGTGGCCGGTGTCAGCACGAAGATTATCTTTTGGCCGCCCCAGTAGAGCGCCTCCGCGGCGGCAATAGAGGTACAGGTCTTGCCAGTACCGAGACCGTGATAGACTAGCAGGCCGCGATAGGGAGTGTCCCGGCTTAGATAGTCGCGCACGAACTTCTGGTAGTAGAAGGTCTCTACCTTGTTGGGGTCGCGGCGGCGACAGGCATCGCGGTCGGGCTCCTTGGCAGTGCGGGCGGCGGCTGCCCCTTCACGGAGAATCCGCTGGAGCATCGGCGAATACTGATTGTAGGTCTGAACAATGAAATCGCTGAAAGCGGCGGATGAGATGGGCCGATAGATGGCACCTGTGGGAATAATCTCCGTGGGGTTTGCTTTGAGTATCTTTTCACGCAGAGGGACGAGATCGGTAACGAACTGTTCACGACTTATCTGTGGAGTTTCGGTGGAGAGGGCGACGGTGGGTGCGATGACGCGCTCTTTCTTTGTTGGCGCAGCCACAGGCGCAGCCACAGGCGCAGCCACAGGCGCAGCC